TGATAGCCCGAGACGCGAATGTCCGCGCCGGCGGTGGGAGGCTGTGAGGTGGTTGTCCCTGTGATGGTGCTCACATATGAGCCAGACCCGGTGCTGCGCTTGCGCTTGGCAATGTCATCCGCTATCGTTGCGGTATCATTGCTCACCTTCCGCTCTAGCGTGCTCAGTTCCATCCGCGCACGCAAAAGGCCATCATCTATGCGCGAGTTGACATCGGTAATGTTTAGCGTTTCGTCAATATCTATGGTTTCAACGTCTTCAACCGTCGCGCTTGCGGTTATATCTATCGTTTCCCCTACCTGCTGCACTTCGCGGAAACCAACGCACTCAGCTTGGTAAAAGTCTCCGATGGAGTCGTGCTGCTTTAGCCATACAAGCATCTGGTCAACAAGCGCGTTTGCAGCCAATTCGGGATGCTGTGTCAGCGAGTCTGATTGTTGCGATGTTACGTCAAAGTCAATGGCTCGCTCGCGCCGTCCGATGTCTGTCTCTGCCGTTGCATTTCGCAAATACCCGCCACTGATGCTTAGCTCGTAGGGAGAATCGACCGTGCGGGTTGCGTTGGCAAGTTGCGCGCCACTGCATATCGGATACACCCGGCTGCAATAGTCGGCCATGTCCGTACGGGCGCGCAGCTCCAGGAGCCGAACGTTGTTCGCGTCTGGCAGCGCCGATCCAGCGCTCAGCCCAGATGCCGCGAATGAGGTGAGCCAATCCACGTAGGCTGTGCCGCCACTGATCCCAAAGCGATAGTGCCCGCCAACCTGTTCGCGCAGTCTTTCCAGAGCAGCCAGCACCGTCTGCCCGGCAATTACGTCATAGGCTTCTTCTGCCGTGGCGTCATAGCCGCTCTGTTTCCAACCGTCAGGTGCATAGGCCATGATGAGGTTCAGGCCGTTCGTTGTGGGCACGTCGGCGTAAACATCTACCTCGGCCAGCCTGAAATAGTCAGTCCAGGAAGGGTCGTCCGGTGCCGTGCGCTTCAGCTTGAGCCGCACCCAGAACCAGTTTCCGCCGCCCTCTGCAGCGTTGTAGCGCACCCAGTCAGAAGGACGCGTGAACGTAATGTCGCCATTCTGCATAAACGTGCCGGGGTTGGCCGTTCCATCGCTCACCGTGAGAGTTTGCCAGCCCTCACCGTTGTAGTACTGCGCGATGAGCGTCTGTGCGTTGTCTGCATAATCGCTGCCGGCAAACAGGATGCGGATGCGGTCAAAGCGCGAGTCGTAGCCTACATAGAGATACGCCGCGTGAAGCGGGTAACCGTCCTTTGCGGACATAAGGTAGATGGTCTCATAGGTGCCGTCGTTGCCATCGTGTGCTTCTGTTATGGCGATGTTCGGGTCTGCAGCGCCACTGCTTGCTACGCGCACCCAACCGAGCAGGCCATAGTCGCTGTCGCTCAGGTCAACCCACTGCTGTTCGCATACGTTCAGGCCGGGGATGATCCTATCGGTTAGTTCGTATAGCCTATCTTTGCCCTCCACACCAAAGCTCGTGCCATCGCGCACAATCTTCGGGTGCATTCCCGTAAGTGTGCCTGTAGACAGTAGCTTCTCGCCATCTTCGAACGTGGCGTATACGTCCAGGCGTCGCCCTTCCACAAGCATAGAGGCGTTGTTCGTGTTTGCCCAACACTCCAGGGTCCACTCGCCCGCAGCGTCAAGAACCTCGTGGCGACTCCAGTTCCAAATATCCGTCACAGTACCTACGGCGCTACCCGCCGCCGTGTAGACATCGGCATACAGGCTTGCAACGCGTTGCATCACCACGAACCTCGCGAGCGCAGTTCCTGGATCAGGTCGATATTTGTAGTGCCCGTACCGCCAAAGCCGCGATCATATCCACGCCGCGCAGCAGCCCCCATGGCCTCGCCCTCAGCCTCCACGGCGGCTAGATCGGGCGATAGCGCGGCCGTTATTGGCACCGTTTTGTCCTGCAGGCCGACTCCCTGCAGGATCTTGTCCCACCAGCTAATTTCACCACCCTGCTCTGCTGCCGCGCCAGTCGCAGTGCCCGCTCCTTCCGCACCCACTTCTTCGCCGCGCAACTTGGCTCGCCACTCAAAGTACTTTTCGAACGCCTTGTTCGTGCGCTCCAGTTGATCCGCCATCAGTTTGAAGAACAGCATGGCCGGGTTACCTACAACGGTGATGATCTTGAGTGCCTCAAGAAAACCGCCGAAATTGTCTTTCATCTTGCCCATTGGGTCAACAACCATAGAGACAAGCCTGCCAAGGTTCGTCGCCAGCGCACCAAGCCCCGCCGCTGTGCCTGCCATGTCAACGAGATACCCGACCGCCGTGCCGAATGTGGGCGCGGCCAGCGCCGCCATGGCGGGGGCCAGGCCCGAGAGCGCCGTAACTACCATCGGTAGCGTTGTGGCCAGACTGTCTATCGTATCGGCAAAGGACGCTGTGAACACTTCCCCGAGCCGCGTCAGAGAGGACAGGAATTCTGGATCTTTCATCGTGTCCATGAACTCTTGCATCACGGGCTGCAAGGCACCCATGAGGCCGCCAGTCTCTCCGGTCTCTGCGTTGAACTCGCCAAAGACCTTTCTCAGGCCCATGTCCTTTACGTCTTGCAGTGTTTCGGCCATGCCGGCGAAGGAGCCGGCCATATCCTCGGCCCGTCCGCCAAAGCGCAGGCTGGAGAACTCTATGAAGCCGGCAATGAGCTCCTGTGCCGATATTTCGCCTTTCTTCATGGCCGTGGCAACCTCGCCTACGTCCATGCCCATGATCTGTGCGATGCTCGATACGCCAAAGCCCGCATTGGTGAACTGGCGCATTTCCTCACCCATGAGCTTGCCCTTGCCGGAAAGCTGCCCAAAGGCAACGCCTAGCCGCCCAAGCTCGTCGTTGCTAAGCCCGGCAGCCGCGGCATAGTCGACCAGGGCCTGCGTCAACGCCATGGCCTGTTCAGACTGCACGCCATACAGCATTGACTGGCGCACCGTCTGCCCGATCATCTCGGTGCTGTACGGCGAACTCAGAGCAAGTTGGTTGATGAACTCCAGCAACGCCTGCGCACGGCCACCGGCAATATCCAGCGCGTCAGCCATCGTCAGGGTTGGGTCGGCGGCCATCGCTTCCGATGCAGCCAGCGCCTGTGCGGATAGACCCAGCCTTTCCTGCGCGGCCACAGCGGACCAGGCGTCTGCGGCAAGGTCTTTGAAGAACTGCTTTACCTCGCTTACGGCTTGGCTTGCAACAAAACCTGCCGCGCCCAACGCAAGGGCACCGAGAGCGCCCTTCATGGTATCCACGCCCGCGCCGGCCTGCGCAAGCCCGGTGCTCAACCCGCTCAGGTCTGCTCCGATTCTTACGTATACGCTGGCAACTTCACTTCCAGAGGCCATTACGGCTCCATCCCTTTGTTTTTGCCATACCGGACAGACTGCATGTCCATTACATCGGGCAACGATAGGTTGTCGATGTACTCAAGCTCCCAACCCGTCCACCCTTGTATCAGCCACCTTAGCGCCCGCCACGGAATCGGCTCCTGGTAGCGGATAGCCAGATAGGTGGCCTTGGCTAGTTTTTTGACTGGCCCAACATGGAGCCAAGGTGTTGGGCTACGGCATTGCTCAGCGGCCCGAACTCTCTGAAAAGATCAAGGCCGTCATAGCTGGCGGCATCGGCAGGATCTCCGGGCATGTCCCAGGACTCGATCACCCGCCGCATACTCTCAACTTCGTCTTCGTACCGGATGATGTCCCCCTTGGCCGCGTGCCGCGCAATGTCCATGATCGGCCACGCGTCCTTTGCGAGGAGTACGTCGCGCAGGACCACCCTTTTCCCGTTGATCGTCGTTTCCATATTGCCCCCTATTGTTTGTTAGAAGCTGCCACGGCTCAGCGCGCTTGAGCACTGGAAGCTCACCGTCAGCTTTGCCTCTGCGTCGAATGGAAAGTCCAGTTCGCGCGTCTTTACAAGCGCCCGCGTCCATTCGAGCTTCGGATATGTTGACGTGGTGCCTTTCGGCCCAATAGTAAGCGTGCCAGCGTTGTTGACCGCCACGGCGTCAAACTCGGTTTGCGCTGTTCCCGCGTTGTAGAACAGCTCCATATCCACGGTGCCGTCCTTGCGAATGCCGACGTAATAGTGACTTTCCTCGTCCGCGGCGGTCACGTCGATCTGGTCGCCCTCCTCCGATACCTTTACGGAGGTAAAATCGGCGTCCAGCACTGTACCGTTGAAGATCACATACACGTCCTTGCCACTGATTCTATCCGTTACTGCCATGTTGCCTCCCGTTTACTTCGATAGCCGCAACTCGTACAGCGCCCCCCGATGATGATAAACAACCCCGCCCTCACCGGCCTCTTGGTAGGCAATGTCGGTGTTTCGCCTGAGCCAGTATGTTCCCCAACCAGTTACTGTCAGGGTGCTGTCGTAAAGCATCGTGTCTAGTTCATCGTCTATATCCTCCGCCTTGGTAAGATCGTCCATTGTGACGGCCTTGACTGCATAGATGTACCGGCGCACCCGTCTGGGCGATCCGTACATATCCGATCCGGTAACGCGCGACACAAGCACATACGGCAGCGTTCCGCTCTGTGGCGGCTGCTCCAGATATATGCGCGTTCCGCCAATCTCTGCGGTGAGAGCCGTTCCTGCGATCAGCTTGGCATACAGCGCGCTGCCTGGATCGTTCGCGTTCATGCGCTATACCTCGCTCACCTTGATGGACGCCCTGAGTGCGCCGGTGTCTACGGGAGCATAGTACTGGGCATATCCGGCAAGATCGTGCGCGGTCTTGTCCACAAAGGCGTCAGCCTGCTCCAGGTTCTTTAGATCTCCGAGTCCGGCCATGAACTCATCTACCACCGCATCTGCTGCTGGAACCATGAACGGATGCGCACGCATCTTGTATGTGCCAAACTCCTGGTAGATCCCGTAGGTCACTCCGTCGTGCACAATGCGCACGGCCTGCCCATGGCAGTTGGCAATCAACCGGTCCAGCACCGCGCGGTCTGTGACCATGTGAATCGTGATGCTCATGGCTGCGTCACCAACAGAGCGCGCTTTAGCAATAGGTCGGATTCAGCATCGTTCACCTGCCGCACCTGATACGTTTTCCCGTCCAGAATCACGCGGTCAGTTATGGTGATCGTCTGGCTTTGTGCCACAGAGAGCGTCCAAAACTGTTCTTCGCCGACCTTATCTGCGCTGAAATAGTCAAAGTCTCGGCTCACCTGCGGCGCGAACCGGCATGGAATCGCGGTCCCGCGCGCCGCCCACGTCTTTTTCAGCGCACCGCGTGCGTCTTGCGACTCTGTTACATAGTCAATCTCGCATGTAGCAGGCAGCGTGTCGTCAAAGTGGTCACGCAGTGCTGATAGTTCCCCTGCTGTCAACCAGGCCATCAGTTGTCCTCCATCAGTCCGCTACGCCATGGGCGCACCGTAACCGGGCGAGACTGCCGGTCATACATTTCAGCCATCTGTGCGCAGTGCGCAAACCACTGCGAACGGCTGAGCTTGTGCCCGTCTGCGGCGGCGTCATAGTAGGAGGCCACCTTGCTTGCGCGCTCTCTCCAGCAGTCTGCGGCTGCGGCGGGCACGTCGTATGTCCAGCCCGTGAGATATAGCGCAGTGCCCCCTTGGTCTGCAGTCATCGTAATCACGCCGTGCAGATAGTCCGCAGAGTATTCGGCTGTGCCCTTTTGTGTGCCCGCAGAATCTTCCAGCTTGAACGTGGCAGACCCACCTGCCTCCAAGTTCTGCCACCGGCTATGGAAGATGCGGTATTCATAGGCGCTGTTAGACAGCATCGTCTTTTCGCGCTCCAACTGTTCACGATGGATACGGTACTTGTGCGCATCAAGGACGTCCTGTAGCTCTGTCGTGGTCCATACCGCTGTGCCAGCATCGTCTACCAGTCGCCGCAGCCGCGCCTCGATCTCTGCCATTCCGGTTCTGAGTGTCATTTGCTCACCAGCTCCTCATAGAACCGCGTATAGTCGCGCCCCATGCGGCGTAACCCTGCGTTCTCTAACGCCCACGCTCGCGCGTTCGCGCCCAGTCGCTCTCG